CGCAATGCTTGCATGTATGATTTAGCTTCATGTGTATACGGTAGAGTATACGGAATAGCTTGTCAAGCGAATAATAATGGAAATCTAAAATAACTGTGCAAAACTCGCTTTCGATCAATAAAGACAATACTATTCCTTAACGGGATACCCGTCCTATTGCCCTTCTGTTCGATGATGAGAGCCGCGAACCTGGTCCCGCATAGTTGACCGTGTTCTGGAGCCGGCCGATTCATGGCCAACTCAAACTCTGCGCAGTGGATGGCCGCGCGAAAGTCCGCGTTTCTTCTGCATCTGCATCGCGGGCGCTGTGAATCGAGCTACCTCTTGTATGCGTCGCCCACTTGCGAGAGGGCAGTCCCATGCGCAAGCGCAGACAAGGCGCAAACATGAACGAATAAACGAATTGTGCGGGATTCGATCAACATTGAACACCTGGCAATTGCAGAATACCACCAGATGCGGTAATATTCAAGTGCGGGGTGTGGTTCTTCCACCTCGATCCGTTGTCGCCTGGCAGCTTCTACGGCACCCCGCAACGAACACTTGCTGATCTCCTGAAGGAAAGTTCCAACTCCTATCCAGTAACGGAACACAGCGCCCCTTCACCGGGGCGTTTGTGCGTGCGCCAGAATCACCGCACAGGTGCGATAATGATTCATGCGCTGCGCCTGTGGAAAAATCGCGCTCTACCGCGTGAATTCAAAAGGATTCTGCGCTGAGCACAAGGACCAGGCGCACAATGAGTGCAGTCGGCAATCGACCGATTCAGCGTTGAACTCGATGGTAGCACGCAAGAAAAAACGGATTAGGGCGCGTATGCTAACATCGAAAACCAGAAAGCCTTCGTTATAATGGGCGCATGGCGAAACGAAAAATACCGACAATGGCCGAATATCTGAACACTGAATGGCAGGAAGAAGACGGACTTCCGGGGCCGTCCTACCGCCGTAAGTATAGCGTAGACCCATCCGGACCAAGAGCAATGGGAGAAACACAAGAGCAGTGGGATCGGCGCATGGAACGCAATAGACATCGGGAGAAATAAAACTCCGAGAAGTGCAAAGCGGCCCGTGGGCGCAGTGGTACTTTATACTGTATTCAGGAGAAAAAATGCCAGCTCGCCTCCAAAGTGACGGATCCGAATTGCTTCAATGCTTGAAATGCAAGGGGAAGCGATTCAAAGACTCTCCCAGGTGTTCTGTGCTAATCTGCCTGAAATGCAAAACGGAAATACCCTACGTTGATGCGAGGAACTGTTAAATGCCAGCAGGTCGGCCGAGTTCGTACGATCCAGAGATCGCGGCGGATATTTGCTCGTGCATTTCCACCTGCACAAACTCATTAGAATCAATACTTGAGAGCGAAGAAAGATTTCCATCAAAGCCTGCTTTCTATCGCTGGATGCTCGATCACCAAGAATTGCGTGACCTGTATGCGCGCGCGAAAGATGAGCAATTACAGATACTTGCAGACGAAATCCAACCGATCGCAGACACGCCGCAAATGGGCGAAATCATCACAATCAAAGGCGACGAGCGCGAAGTAAAGATGTGCGATATGCTGGAACATCGCAAGTTGCGGATTGAATCGCGTAAATGGTTGCTGGCGAAGCTGGCTCCCAAGAAGTACGGCGACAAGCTGGCGCACACGGGCGCGGATGGCGAGGGGCCGATTCAGATCATTACGAGTATACCGAGGCCGCCGAAATGAGTGAGCTATTTGGCTATTTCGTGACTTGCTGCCTGTTTGCGCTGGGGTTGTGGTGCTGGTATCTGTACAATCATAGGCAGAGGTGACAAATGCCCGCATATAACACGCAGCCGATGCCGACACCGAAACCTGCGCTCTACACTGGCGATTCGTATGCCTTGGTCAACAATGCAGCGGTCGATAGCGGCATTACGGCGACACAGCAAGTGGCAATCGCGCCCAGTCCCGGCGATACTGCGACGTACTGCACAGTGTTCAACGGCACAAACCAGGCGGTGCAGATGCAGGCAGCGCCATATGATCCAGCAACTGCCACAGGTGTAGCGTGGGCATCGTTAGGCTCCTCGATTCTTTCAGGAGCGCTTTTGGTAATATCCTGTCCGCTTCCTTGGGTTCGAGGGTTGTTCACAACGGCACCGACTACCGGAAGTTTGGTAATCTATCACGGATAAGGGGGGATTCAAATGGGAGTAGTGTACTTGAGCGGCGATTCCCGGCCATCCCCAGCTGTCGGCCGATAGCGGATGCAGACTGGCGCAGAACGCTTCATCCTTGATACGCGCAAGATATACGATCCATACCCATTTCAGTGTCGTTTCCATGCTTCATCTGCGCCCTATGGCTTCATGGGAGGGGCTGCTGGTCCTGGCAAGACAATGGGGATGCTGATGGAGCAGTTCCAGGCGTGCAATGAGTTCAGCCGCGAGGATGGTCCCAAGGTTCACACAGTCCTGTTCCGGCGCACGTATCCCATGCTCGAAGCCACGGTGATTACCCGCTTCCGTGAGTCATTCCCAAAAGAGCTTTATCGCCAATACAACGAGGGAAAGAATCAGGTCACATGGCTCAATGGCGCAACGACCAAATTCGGCTCGATGCAATACGAGCACGATGTGTGGGGTTGGCAGGGACAATGGCACCACATTGGCTATGATGAGATGTGTGAGTTCACATTCAAGCAATGGAGCAGCACGGCGGCATGGAATCGCTGTCCGGTGAGTAGAGCAAGCCGCAAATATGGTGCCGGAAACCCTATCGGCATCGGCGCAATGTGGGTTGAAGATTTATTTGTTAAAGGCATTCCTTGCATGGGAATGGACGAAAGCCAGAAGGCCGCATTTGATCCCGACGACTATGACTATTTTCCGGCGACATACCTTGACAATCCTGTGTTCGCGAATGATCCCGTCTTCCTGAAGAACCTGGAGGCATACCCAGCCGACGTGCGCGATGCGCTCAAGTTCGGTCTGTGGGGAGCGGCAGGCGGATACTTTCGCGGCGTTTGGGACGAGAACATTCATGTTTTCAAGGATGGCAGCGTTCGTTTCCCGGACTGGTATCGGCGTTGGATTTCAGGCAACTGGGGATATGAAGACCCGGCCAGCTACTACAAACACTGCATGGGGCCAGATGGCGAGGTCTATACCTATGATGAGTTCTATACGCAACACCTTGACCCTGAAAATCTAGCGGAGGCTCTGGCGGAATGGGCGATGGAAGAGGATGAACATGGCAAGCTGGTAATGCCCAACTTTGTGAACTTCACTCAATCTTTCGATGCAAATTATGCTAAAACCACGGCGACAATGGGAGCGGATATGCGGTCGGTGAATCAGCGCATGACACCGATTCTGCGGCGCGAGGGCATCCCAATACCGCTTCCGAGCACAAGGGATAAACTAGGGCGCGACACGCTGATGAGGGAATTGCTTGCCAAGCGGATCAGAATAGGCGAGGATGCGGGCGGCCACCCGATAGAAATTCCAGGCTGGCAGGTGAGCGACAAATGCCGTCAATTACGCCGAATCATCCCCATCGTGAAATCTGACCCGGTACGGGTGGAGCAGATTGAAGCAGGTATTGGCGGATCAGACTCTCCGCTTCAAGGATCTGGGTATGGACTCTATGCAATCTTTGGCCGTCCGGCGTCGAAACCGTTGCAGGTTCGGCAACAGGAGTATTATGAATCTTTGAGTCCGAAAGCGGATATGACGGCGAAATCGGTGCTTATGGCAAAATGGAAGCAGGAGAACGCGCCAAGGAAGGGATCAGCATGGGCAGCAAGGCAGTAAAATACGAAGTAAAGCTAACGCCTATAATGATTTCAACTTGGGAAGAATCGATTGAGTTCGGCGATTTGCTGTTTCAGGTTCGGCGTGAAATGGGTTATGAACCTACTTCGCCAAAATATAAGCCGTTTGAATTTTGGGAAAGGATGCTAAAAGCATGGGCAGCGAGACAATGACAGGAACGTGCATGAGGGAAACTCAAGTGGTAATACCCAACTGGCTCCCTTTCCCTTGGAGGATTCTAAGAAAATT